GGTCTGCCATTTCAGCGCGCGCGTCAGTCTTTAGCTCATCCACTGATTTGGCCATCTGCACGATGGTGGCCTCGATCCGTGCGGACTGCACTTGCATGGAGATGAGGAGCGCGCCGATGGCGACCATGCCGGCAGCGAGTGCAGCGGGGAGGGACGCTGCAAAGACGCCGCTAACGGTCTCCGTGTCGTCGGCCATCGGGACGCCTTGGCTCGATCACATCGTAACGAGCGGAAGCGTTGCCGATCCGCGGCGCTGCCGCAAGCGCTGGTTAGCGGCCCTGTCCCCGGAGCTTCTTGCGGCCTCTGCGACGTGGGCGCGAATGTTGGCCGAATCCTTGGCGGGTGGTTTTAGGCGGCCCGGGCTGGTGCTCGATCCGCGCAGTGCCGGTTTTACTCCTGACCGCCATCGGGTTCAGCCTCAGCGGCGGGATCTTCGGCCACGTTGGATGTGATGGTGCAGTTCTCCAGGAACTGAATCAGCCCACCACCTGCGGATTGCACCAGCAGGTTGTTGCCAGTGGCACGCGCGACGGCGTAAGCCTCGATCAGTTCAGTGAGCTGCTGCTTGGGATCAGGCATCTGAGTCCTCGGTTGCGGTTGCATTATCGGGCAGGCTGGTCTGGTGTTCGACACGCCCCAGTGCGGTTTTACTCTTAACTGCCATGGTCAGTTAGCCCAAGGAACGCCAGCGGCTTTGGTGGGGGCGTGCTGCTGATCAAGCTGCTCTTGGAGGGCTGCTTCGATTTCGGCAACTTTTTCGTCGCCGCCAAGGGCTTCCTTGACCCAGCCGATCACAACCTCTTCGGTGAGGTCGGCGTAGGGGATCAAGTTTTCGGGGCGTTGAAAACCGATGCTGCCGTAGGCGCCACTGGAGTAAGTACCGT